ACATTGGAACATTATGCTGCCTTGTTTGAGACAGATGCAGAAGAAACGTTGTATGCTGTGGTGGCAGATTGCATCACCAAGGTGTACAATGAAGATGAAATGTTTGTGAATGATGGTAACAGTCAGGCAGAGTTATTGGAATTTATTGACAATCTGACACCTGAACAGTTTGCACCGTTTGAAGGATTTTACAAGAATATGCCTGTGTTGCGGAAACAAATTTCATTCACATGCAAGGCCTGTAACAAACACAACAACCTTGTGGTGGATGGAATCAATCATTTTTTCGGATAACTCTTTCTCATGACAATTTGGTGAATTTCTACAAGACCAATTTCTTGTTGATGCATATACACAAATATTCTTTGACAGAAATTGAAAACATGATGCCATGGGAAAGAGAGACTTACATAGGATTACTACTAAAATACTTGGAAAAGAAAAATAACGAGTAACTTAAATGGCCAAATCTACAGCAGCTAGCAAAGTAAAAAAGACAAAAAAGGAAGTGGCAAAAACCATTCGAGCGGATATCTTGCAGTCCAGAGATATGCCGGCAAAAGAAGAGCCCACACAATCCGTAGACACAGCACAAAATGTTGCTGCAGTTGCAGCTGCCATTGAAGTGATGTCTGACTCACAAGAAGAGGTGTTGTTGGACATTCTGAAAGCTTTAGAAAAAATTCCACAAAATCGTGAAGAACAGGAAAAACAATCCCAAGACACTTTGGAAAAACTCATCAAAGTGATTGTCAAGTTGGACAAACAGATAGAGGAAGCAACAGAAGCCGGTGACACAGAAAAAGCCAGCAAGTTGCAAGGCTTGCGTGACACACTTCGTGGTGAAGCTGAAACTCAGCAAAACCTTTCTTTACAGAGCTTGGACGCAGCACCTAAAACATTAGGTGAGACTTTTGGTCGTGCCATGGGTGTGGAACCCACCATGATGCGTGAACAAGGGGGAGGCGTAAAAGGTTTAGCTAAATCTATATTCAAAGGTACCAGAGATTACATTGGTGCCGTCACTGATCCAGATAAATTCAACCAATCATTCATTCCTTCTGTTGATGAAAAAATTCAAAGGGAGCAACAAGAGCAAGCTGCCAAAGAAAAAATTTCAGCAAGTTTAGGTGAGGCACGCAAGGCTGAGATTGCTGAAAAAATCAAGGATGTGCCAGACCATCTACGTGTGAAGGTGGATCCAGAAACTGGAATGCGTTATCGAACTGGAAAATCCGGTTCTAGAATTGATGAGTTTGAAGAATCTGGTGCTAAAAGTTCTAGATTTGAATTTGGTACGCTTGGGGGCCTGGTGGATGAAAGCACTGGAAAGAAATATGACTATGATACACCAGCATCAGAAACCAAAGCCACAGCATCTACGGCCGCTAGACCTGCCGCTAGTAGCATATTTGAAGGAGAATCCGGTTCTGATACTGCCACGGACACTGGCACCCGAGACATTGTAGATAAATTGGATGAAGTGAAAATGTCTATTGAAGAACTGAACACCACGCTGGAAAACAAGGACATGGGCGGCGGTGGTGGCGGCGGTGGTCTGATGGACAATGCGTTGGACATGGTGACACGTCGAGGAGGACGCAGAGGTGCCAGACGTGCAGCCAGAACTGCTTCTCGTGGTGCTTCCCGTGCTGTTGTTAGCGGGGGCGGTAAAGGAATAATGAAAGGTGCTCTGAAAGGTGCTGCCAAGTTTGCAAGATTTGCCGGTCCTGTGGGTGCCGCCATAACCTTGGGTATGGGTGCCTATGATGCCGTACAAGGATTCGGCGCAGATCCAGATGCTAGCACTGGACAGAAAATTAAAAATGCAGGTAGTGCTTTGTTGAACAGTTTCAGCTTTGGTTTGCTAGGCAAATCTGCCAATGACATCAAAGAAGAAAAGGCTCAGCAAGAATCAGCTCAAGCACAATCTCGTCAAACCACACCAGGAGCTACTATAGAGGGTCAAGCCAGAGATAGTGCTCAACCTCCAGGAGGAACACCTCCCTTCAGAAGCAGTCAAAGAGCAGCAGCACAAGTGGAAACAGCTTCCGCAGCTGCGGCAGCTCCTGTAGCTGCTGCCGCACCGGTCATTGTGAACAACTCACCACAAACAATTGCCCCACAGGCGGCTCCGAAAGCCAACACCGGTGGGGCAGTTACTACGGTTCGAGATATGCGAAACAGTCACATGAGATTTCAGGACCGTCGCATGGTTCGAGTGATGTAATTAATCCTCAGCCAACTTGCTGAAATAACTCAGGGTATCATCGTCATCATCAGGAACAGATGACTTGGGAGCTGCTGGCTTGGCAGCACGTGGAGCAGGAGCTTCTGCCACAGGTTCAGCTTCCATGCGACTCTCGGAAATCTTGTCGGCTGACACAGAGCCAGGACCGCCCTTCAACACCAGGTCCAGCTTACGCTTCAACTCCTCATAGCTCTTGAAGTTCTTGGCATCTGTGAATTCATTCAAAGAATGTTGCTGATTCCAGATGACTTCAATAGCAGAATCATCTTCAGCAATGGATGACACAGGTTCAAACTCTGACTTGTCATAGTTTCTGTATCCTTCCACATTGCGAATCTTCAACTTGAAATTGGCACCCTTCCAGAAGTCAAAGGGATTGGTGGGATCCTCATCCTCGAACTGAGGTTGCATCACATCCTTAATCTTGTCGAAAATCTTCTTGCCATACTTGTACAAGAACACCTTGCCCTCGTTCTGAGGATTGGCGGAGTCTTTGATGACCAGGATGTTTGAGATGTACTGAAGCTTACGCTTCTGCTTGCGAGCAATTTCCTTGTTGCTCTCCACGCCAGAGTTCCATAGTTCATTGTTCAATTCTGACACAGGATCAGGAAGATTCAATGTGGTCAAGCTGTTCTCAATGTACCAGCGACCTGAAGGACCTTGGAATCCATGATTCCAGATGCGTACCCAAGGAAGCTCTTCTCCCTTGGAGGGAGGCAGAAAGCGAATCACGGCGTAGCCGTTGCCTGCCTTGTCCACTGCCGGATTCCAGAAACGGTCATCATCACGGCGTTCAGTTGTGGGCTTTGCAATCTTTTCCACCTCTCTCATGAGGTTATCGAAGTTGCCACGATTCTTGCGTAAATCTGATAGACTACTGAATGACATTGTGTTTCTCCTTGTATAACGGTGTATGTAACGGTGTGTGTAACGTGTGACCTGCCATAACAAAACTACTCCTCATCAAAATCATCATATTCTACAGCTCTGTTCTCTGAATAATAATCATCCTCATCATCATCGTCAAGCATATCAAAGATGGCATTGCGATGCTTGCCAAACTTGTCTTTGTCTATTTTCTTGGGACGTTTGAAATCACGATAATCATCTTCATGGTCCCAATCTCGCTGTCTACTCATAGAAAGCCTTGTGTGTAATCATTGAAAATTTATCCTTCTCCACTTTGATGAAAGGTGAGTACTTGTGTATGGTTCTGGAGACAGAATTCCAAACTGGATCCAACACCAGCTGTTCATCCACCTCTGTAGTAAATCTATACAATTTATTTAGAATTACAAGTGTTTCCAACCGACATCTTTTACCACAATACTCCCTGAGAATCACAGGATGTCCCTGGGAACAATCCCAGGCATCTTCCAGAGTGGTGACATTCCAGGCTAAATTTTTCACATCTTGTGTGTAGGTGTAGGTCAAACTTTCCTGGATACGTTTCCATTCTGTGTAGATTTCTGGACCTGTGTTTTCAAAAATACCCCACTCATTACCATTCAGAAAATTGGCCACCAGATAGTTGATGAATTCATCCTGATTGTAATTGTATTGCTTCATCAACACTTCCAACTTCTTTTTGAAGTTGACCTTGACTCCTGACTTGGGAGGCCGAGGTGTGATGCCACTTCGGATGTCATAGTTGTCTGTGGTGAAGTGAAGCCGTAATGCAGTGTAAATCTTGTAAGCGTCAGATATGTTCATACAGGAAGTTTGGCGGTTTTCTTCAACAGATTCATTTCCTCGGCTTCTGCTTGTATCTTGGCCTTCAATGAACTGGTAATCATGGTGGCCACCGCCACAGGTTCTATCCCCTTTTGTTCACAGTATTCCAGAAGTGCCTCAAAACATCCAATGTTTCTTTTCACGGCTTCTCGTTCAATGTGTATGGAGAAGTCTGTGGAATTAGTGAACTCTCGTGTGATGAGATATTCCACAGTGAGAAGCTTCGGGTCTTGTTCATCAGTCATGTTTTAGGCTCATAAAAAATGTGACCCCCGATACGTACCACAGGTCGGGCAAATGTCCAATTGGGTGTCACTTTGGTGTTGTGAAAATATAGTGCATTCTCTAAACTAACAAGTTGTCTTTGGTTTGTCAAGACAGCTTTGGCAATTTTCATGGATTCATTGTAAATTTTTTCATTGAACTTCATACGAGCACCACAAGTCCAGGAGAACTGACACCCTCTGGAATTTCTCTGATACACCACATCACAAATGGTTTTAGGAAAGTCAGGATGCCGAACACGATTCATGGTGACCATGGCCACAGCCAGTTTACCTAGATAGGGTTCCATGGGAGCTTCGTAATGAATGTTTTCTGCCAGACATCTTAATTCCTTCTCAGAGGTCATGGAAATGACTTTTATTGCAGGAATGTTCATGTTGGTTTTCAATGATACAGGATACAGCATCAACAACAAAATGAATATTGCAACAATTCTTTTCATAAATCCTCCTGATAATCAAAAAGTAGAAAATCATCTTGAAACAAGTGTTGAACAATTTTTTGAAATACCGGGTGTTGAAAAT